TTGCTAACTACATTAAAGGCGTTGTTGAGGAACGTGCTGAAGTTAACTTAACTACTTCTGACAATGGTGCAGTTATTCCAGCGTCAATCGTTAACAAGATAATCAAGAAAGTGATCGATATTTCTCCATTGTATCAATTAGCAACTCGTTACAATGTTGGCGGAACTTTATCAGTTCCTTACTACGATGAATCAACACAAGCAATCACAATGGCTTATGCTACTGAGTTTGCTGAACTTGAATCTACTTCTGGTAAATTCACAAGCATTCAACTTACAGGCTTCTTAGCTGGTGCGTTAACTAAAGTTTCAAAATCTTTACTTAACAACACTAATTTTGGACTTGTTGATTTTATCATCAACGCTATGTCTGAAACAATCGCTCGTTTCATCGAGAAAGAGTTGATCAATGGTACTACTGACAAAGTGACTGGTCTTAGTGGTGTTACTTCTGGTCAGACAAAAGAAACTGCAAGTGCTACAGCAGTTACAGCTGACGAGTTAATCGACGTACAAGAGCTTGTCTCTGATATGTACCAAGCTGGTGCGGTTTGGATCATGCGTAAAGCAACAAGAACTGCTATACGTAAATTAAAAGACGGAGAAGGCAACTACTTGTTAAACCGTGACATGTCTGCTAAATGGGGTTATACACTTCTTGGCAAAGATGTCTATGTAACAGACAACATGCCAGCAATGGCAAGTGCTAAACGTTCGATTTTCTACGGAGACTTTACTGGTCTTGCTGTTAAAGTTGCTGAAAATCCATCAATCGAAGTTCTTCGCGAAAAATTCGCTACCCAACATGCTATTGGTGTTGTTGCGTGGATGGAAATCGATGCTAAGATTGAAAATGCTCAAAAGATTTCTTGTTTGAAGCAAAAAGCTTAATATTACTGATTAGGAGCAAGGCTAAAGTGTCGTGCTCCTAATTTTAATCTATTTTGAAAGAAACGAGGTGCAAGTATGTACAATGCTAAGAATTATACTGAACAAGGCGGCGAAAAAACCGTTATTGGTGGCACTATTGACCTTACAAACGCTACAATCTTAGGAAACGTAGCAACCCAAGCAGATAGTGTTGCTACAACAGCAGCAGGAGCGGTAGCTGACCTTAATGCTTTGATTGCAAAATTAAAAGCTTCTGGCCTTATGAAAACAGTTTAGGAGTTGATCTAAATGAAAATAAGCGAACTGACAACAGAGGACCTAGCAGACTATCTTAAATTAGACTCTGAAGAGTTACTTACCCAAGAAGTTATATTTTTGGATAACCTGCTTATAGCTGCATTAGCTTATATATTATCATACACTGGACTTACCGCAGAAGAAGCAGACGTCTTTGAGGACTTAACAATTGTTGTCTATGTGTTGGTGTCTGATATGTACGACACGCGTGCGATGTATGTCGACAAAGGAAATGTAAACAAAGTTGTCGAGAGTATATTAGGTTTGCACGCTAGAAACCTCTTGTAAGGCGGTGTATTATGACATTTAATCCAGGTAAATTAAATAAGCGAGTTATTATCCAACAGCCTAGCACGTTAAAAGACGACTATGGACAATCTATTATGGACGCATGGGAAGATTTCAAGACAGTATGGGCGGAAGTATCTCCGATTGTAGGGCGAGAATATTTCGCAGCGGAGACAGTAAACAGTGAAATCACACATAAGGTTAGGTTAAGATATAGGACAGGTATAACGCCAGATATGCGTATTAAGTACGGAGATAGGATATTGTCTATCCAATCCGTTATTAACTACAAAGAAATGGACGTTGAGCTGCAGTTGATGTGTAAGGAGCTGATTTAATTGGCTAAATATACAATTGAAGGCATGAAAGAGCTTGAAAAGACGATTAGAAAGTTAGGACAACTACCTCAGACAGTCGTTACTAAAGCAGCCAAAGAAGGTATAAAGATTGCACATAAAGCCGCTAAACTCGGTAAATGGAAAGATAGAACAGGAAATCTAAGACGTGGGCTTGTTATCAAAGGCGAAAAGTCAAGGGTTAAAGGCAAGAAGGTCTATCAAGTAACGCTTAACAAAAAAATGAACTCTATATTTCAAAAAACCACCTCGACTGGTATGACGCGTGATAATAAAACGAAGAAAGCTAGAAAAGGTGTTTATTATTATCCGGCATCAATTGAGTATGGATTCAGACACGTTAATAGTGGCCGCAACATACCAGGAGTACATTACTTAAGAGATGGTCTTGTCGAAAACAAAACAGCCTTTGAGAAAAAAGTTGTTACAACAATGCAAAAAGAAATCGACAAAGTGCTGTAGAGGTGAAATATGAATTTTGAAAAAGATATGCTGAATGAATTAAGTCAAGTTTCTGGCTTAACGGATAAAGTTAAAATGCTAACTGCTCCAGAAGGGACAGCTCAACCGTTTGTAGTATGTGCTAAAGAAAACGTGACGTTTAAACGTGTCTTAGATGGTAGATCAATTGCAACAGTAGGCATTTATCAAATAACGGTTGTAGCACAAACGTATGCGGAAACGCAAGATTTACAAGACGCGATTAAAGACAAATTGTTGTCATTCATTGGACGTTATATAGGCACTAATGAAACAGGTGTTAAAGATGTTGTGGTCGAGTACTTACCCGACGAATATGTCTACCAACCAGAGGCCTTTACATCGGTCATACGAATGACGGCAACCTATTAAAAAACGGAAGTGAGGTAAACATACATGGCAGCTTTAGGAATGGGCTCTAGAATTAAAATTGGAGCAAATGCAATTGCGGATCTAACTAGCATCGGTGGGTTAGATATGAAAGCAGATACACTAGACACCACTACGCTTGACAGCACAGGTGGTTATAGACAATTTATTCAAGGACTTAAGGACGCTGGCGAAGTGTCTATCAGTGGTTATTTTAACACTAGCGACGCTACAGGCCAAATAGCAATGGCTACTTTGTTTGATAGCGGAGCGTTAACAGCTTTTACGATTTTGTTTCCTTCGGCGCTTGGCGCAGCATGGGATTTCAACGGAATTGTTACAGGCATTAAGACAGAAGCGGCTATGGAAGATTTCATTCCTTTTGAAGCTACTATCAAAGTGTCTGGAAAGCCAACGCTTGGACTTACTGCATCGGGTGGATTGACTGCGTTAACATTAACTGGCACAGGCGGAGCGTTAACTCCTACATTTGCAAACGATAAATACTTGTATGCATTTAGTGGTGTTACAGCAACATCGTTTACAGTTACGCCAACAGCAGCAACTCATACAATCAGCGTATTTGTTGACGGTGCGTTCGTTCAGACGGTAACTAGTGGAGCCGCATCTAACTCGATTTCAATTGCAGCAGTAGGCTCCAAGAAAGTAGTAATCGTAGTTCAGGAATCTAGTAAAGTAGCTAAGACCTACGAAGTAACAGTAGTTAAAGTAAGCTAATATAAACAAACATATAGGGGCTGTAATGGCCCCTTATTTGTAAAGTCGGAGGTAGTACATGAGCGATAAACCAGCAGTAGTATTTATTCAACTTGATAGACCTAGAATGATTAGGTACGGTCATAAAGCACTAAAAACATTGACAGCACTTACGGGTAAAGACCTTGATGCATCAATGGATATGGAAACCCTAGATATGGGTGAACTTGAAAAGATTATGTATTGTGGATTATTATCCGATGCAGCCTCACATAATGAAGTACTTAAACTTGAAGATATGGAAGATTTACTCGACCAAGCTCCAAGCTTTTCGCATATTGTTGAGAAAATGCAAGAAGCATTTGGCTCATCCTTTGGAGACTTAGCTGCAAAAAACTAGATGCGGCGGAGGATAGCGATCCATTTACTTGGGATGCATCACTCATGACCGCCGCTAGATTAGGTATTAGTTTGTCGGAGTATAACGATATGACGCCGCATGAATTAAACATTTACATACAGGCGTACAAAGAAAAAATACAATATGAAAATGATAAGATGCAGGCAGATTACGATACAGCCATAACAATAGCATATCTACAAGCCCGATGGACTATACAATGGCTTGGAAAGAATAAGCCTGACCCTTTACACAAGATATTAGGCATAAAGCCAAAAGAACAGACGCCAGAGGAAATGTTAGAAGAAATTAAACGACTTAACATGGAGATGGGCGGAAATACGGCATAGAAAGGAGTGAGAACTATGGGAGCAGTAAAGAATCTGCTTATACGTGGTGGTGCAGACTTTAGCAGTATGAAACGAGAAGTCGAAAAAGCTAACAAAGCGCTCAAAAGCTTAAAAGAAAATACTCGAAAAAGCATGAACGTTGTAAAAACTATACTTGGAACAGCGCTTAGTATGGTAGCTTTAAAGACAGTCGTTAGTGATGCTATGAAAGTAGAATCTGCAATACAACAGATCAGTCGAATCATGGCTGAAAGTAGTAATCAGTTTTTAAAATGGGCGAGTACATCGGCTGAAGCTTTTAACTTGTCTAAGTCTGAAGCTATTAGATATGGTGCAGTATTTGGAAACTTAGTAGCTGTTTTCTCATCGAGTACTACCGAACTTATGACAAATACAGTAAACCTGCTAAAAGCTTCCTCTATTGTGGCGTCAAGCACAGGCCGAACGATGGAAGATGTAATGGATAGAATCAGATCAGGCTTACTTGGTAACACTGAAGCTATTGAGGACTTAGGCATATATGCACAAGTCGGAATGCTAACAACAACAGACGCTTTCAAGAAGTTTGCTAATGGTAAAAGTTGGAATCAAATCGATTATCAGACTCAACAACAAATACGATTATTCAGTATTTTAGAACAGGTCCAGAAGCGATATGGTGGCGAAGTATTAGACAACACTATG